TCAATAGGTAATATGAGTGAAGTTAAAGTTAATAAAATTACACCAACAGCAAATTGTGGCACAGTCACACTTGGAGATAGCGGCGATACTGTAGCTATTCCAGCAGGTGTTACTTTAACAAGTGGTGGTGCTTTACAAAATTCAGGAACAATTACAAATACAGGAACAATTACAGGTGTTTCAATTACAGGAACAATTGATAACCAAGTTAATTGGCAGACAACAGTCAAGACATCAACTTTTACAGCATCAGCAGGTGAAGGGTATTTTTTAAATACAACTTCAGGAGCTTTTACAATAAATTTACCTGCATCCCCTTCAGCTGGAGATTTAGTAGGTATCAAAGATTATGCAAACACTGCTGATACAAATAATATTACAATAGGAAGAAATGGTTCTAATATTGAAGGTGTTGCAAACAATTTTGTAATTTCAGTTGAAGGTGGTTCAATAACTTTAATTTATGTTGATGCAACTAAAGGTTGGTTATCAACTGCTGCAGCAAAAGCATCTGATATTTCTCAAGAACCTTTATTTACAGTTGCAACAGGTGGAACTATTACAACATCAGGAGATTTTAAAGTACATACTTTTACAGGACCAGGAACTTTTACTGTTACAACATTAGGAAATAGTCCAACAGTTCCAACAGGAGGTCCTACTAATGTAGATTATTTAGTATTAGCTGGTGGTGGCGGTGGTGGTTGTGGTGGAGGTGGCCCATCTGGTGGAGGTGGAGCTGGAGGTCATAGAACAACTTTTCCAAGTCCATCTTGTAACGCTGGTGCTCTTCCAGTATCAGCACAGGCTTATCCAATTGTAGTAGGAGCGGGAGGTACAGGAGCCCCTACTTTTAGCGTAGCAGGTTCTAGTGGAGGTACTTCAAGTGGTATAGGAATTTCATCAGCTGGAGGAGGTGGAGGTGGCGGTCACCCTCACCCTACTGGTGCTGCACCTGATGGTGCAGGTGTAGCTGGTGGATCTGGTGGTGGAGGAGGCGGTTCCTCTGGTGGAGCAAACGTAGGTGGAGCAGGAAACACACCGCCTGTTAGTCCCCCACAAGGAAATGCAGGAGGAAATGCAGCTCCCTCACCAGATATTGGTGGAACTGGTGGTGGTGGCGGTGGTGGAGCTAATTCTTCAGGAACTAATGGTACACGTGATGGAAGTGCACAAGGTGGACCAGGTGGAAATGGAGTAGCAAATTCAATTACAGGATCTTCTGTCACAAGAGGTGGCGGAGGAGGTGGTTCAAGAAATTCACAAAACCCAGGAGTCGGAGAAGGTGGAGCAGGTGGCTCTGGAGGTGGAGGTAAAGGTCAAACAAGATGTGGCCCTAATGGTTCTGCTGGCACGGCTCAACTCGGAGGGGGTGGAGGAGGAAGAGCAGGTGGTCCAGGCTCTGCTGGTTTTAATGGTGGTTCTGGTATAGTTATCATTCGCTACAAATTTCAATAGCTATGAGTGAATTTAAAACAAATAAAATTAGTCCAAGATCAGGGACAACACAAACTATCGGAGATAGTGGTGATTCAGTATCTACATCAGGTGGATCAATAATTACAAATGCAGGATCAATTTCAACTGCAGGAATCACAGGCGGTACAATTAATAATACTACAGGATCACTTTATTTAAGAGGTGAAGTTGATTGGAAACCTGGAGATATAAAAACTACAAGTTTTACAGCAACAGATAATCAAGGT